GCCGACGAGATAACAGCTGGCAACCCTGAAGGCAAAGACAGCAAGACTGCGAGCGCCTGGATGGAGGACGTCTACGACATTCGTTACATCGTGGACCGGGAGAAGCGTTATTACAGCGCCGAGCTGCTGGTAGCAGGTGGTGGCCCAACGATCTGGGTGAACCTGAACGAGATGATGGTCCAAGGCTATTGGGGCGGGGACAGGGTTAACGTGCCCTTCGCTGACAACTTGGATCTGGATGACTACTGTGAAGAGATGTATGGCTACTAAACAGTGGAAGTACAGCCAACGTCTGCTGGCGCTGCACGAAGAGTGGGCCGTAAAGAACGGTTACCGGGACAAGCCACAAGCTACAAGCGACATGCTAAACGTGGAGAACTCAGAGCGGTTCGTGAAAGGCGCCAAGCGCCAAGCTACAAGCGGCAAGCTACAAGCGCCAAGCTACAAGCTTCAAGCGTCCAACGGTACGTCAAGCAACAAGCGCTGAACGTGTTCCCAATTATTGTTTGTGAGGGAAGGTGTTTCCCTGTGATCTATCAACAGACCGTGGATAGATTCACTCCCATAAAGTTTTATGGAGCGAGAAGAGGTATCTTCGAGCAGGATGAAATTACGCTTTGTCCTGGTCATGTGAAATAGTTTTTGATGGGGAGAAAACGATACTTTGTGAGACTTTGTAACTTTAAGCTCACACATAAAAAATCCGCACATATCGTGGTATCCAAGCAAATCAGGCACACCAAAAGATGCCCAAGATTCTAGTCTAGTCCAACTTATTTTGGGGGTATTTTTCCTCAGTAAGTGCCATAGTTTTGACTCGGCTTTCATCGTACACACCTTTAATAATTTCCCGTGCAACAGCAGTTGCGGGATCAATAGATTTATCTGAACTTGCTCCAGCTAAACTTAATATAAATATAATAGTCTTCATAAATTGACTTGTACGCTAGAGTACGATATATGTCAATAATGGGTTTACCTAGACAATTAACAGAAAAACAGATGAAATTTGCAGAGCTTTTGGTCTATAACGAAGGCAGAAAGAGTGCATCTGAATGTGCATATGAAGCTGGATACAAGACAAGACCGAGGCAGGCAGCATCTGAACTACGTAATCCAAAGATATCTCCTCTTGTTGTATCATATATTGGAGAGTTGAGGCGTGAGATTCAGGAGAAATATGATATAGATTTAGGCAGACATCTTGGTGAGCTAGCTAAACTCAGAGATGACGCTATGAAAAAAGGTGCTTGGTCTGCAGCCATAAATGCAGAAGTAGCACGTGGTAAAGCTGGTGGGCTTTACGTAGATCAAAAACTTATATTGTCTGGTAATCTAGATAATATGTCAGAGAAAGAACTCGAAGCCAAGATGGCTAAGATTCTTGATGATCATAAAAATTTAATTGATGTTAGCCCAGAAGAGTCACAACCAAAATCAGAAATAGAACAGCGCCCTGTATCCGATTAAAGAACTCGTTTACTTTTACCCAAAGGCTTTTTATCAAAGCTAGGGTTTTTCTTATTACTTCCATATTTTACTCCTTGTGAGTCAGGCCCTTTTACAGGCGGTATAGCATTCCATTTTACAAATGGCATGTTCTTCGTCAAGGTTTTATTTTTCATATAACTATTACACCAAGTAAAAATCCACACGTGAAACATATTATTTCTGTGCGATACAACAAATGCCATTGGTGAAATTTATCTATGTATTTTTTATAATCAAAAATCATAATACTTATCTCCTGTTATTACGATACCATATTTGTATGCCAGTCTTGATAACAAATCCCATTTACCCTCTTGCTTACACCTTTTTAGTATGTTGTTGAGTCTAAAGGTAAACTCTGTTTTTCTTGTCATATTCTTATCTTCTCCATCTTAGATATTATACTACGAGGAAAACAATTCCTATCTGAAAATACTGCAGACTCAGTGTCATAAGAAGCAAAAGTCCAAACATATTTCTTATTCTTATCAAAGATATACGCTTGTGATACCATTGTGGCTGGTAGTAACTTCTTCATCTCATCTACGTCTGCATGCCCCGCATCACCGCACGGATCAACCCAGACTATCTTGTAGAAGTAGTATTTCTTCTTACCAATGACTGCATACTTGTATTTAGATTTTTTCCTACGTTTCATACCTTGTTTTAGCATATAAGAGATATTTTAGGGCAATTTTGTTTTTACAAAAACCAAAAAAGTCCCGCGCGCGGGATACCAACTTTGTATAGTGTGCCACCTGTGCCACCAGAAAAATCTGCCTTGGCACAGCTATTATTCGCTTATACCAACGCTTATAGTCCAAAAACACCCCTTGTGCCACTGTGCCACCGAAAACTTTTGCTATCACTAAAAAAAATAAATGCTCAAAAATATCTCTTATGTTGGCACACGCCAGGTTGTATTTTTGGTCCAAATTGTGACTAAAATGTGGCCAAAATGTGAACATACACTTAAGTCTGTTTATAGGTTGTGGATTGTAGGTATGTATATTTCTGGTCTTTTTTAAGGACCACACGCCAGGCAGCCGAACTATTTATTTTACCTATTATTCTGCTCTCCTGTAATTCTATTTTACCAATCTCACTTAATCCACCCTGGTCGTTTTCCATATAAATAAAACAATCAGATATGGCTGTGCCTTTGTTCCCATCAGTGAACTTACCTAAAATTTGTTGTAGATCTCTTAGTCTTAAACTCATTAATCCTTTCCTTTCATTTCTTCATAGTATTCATCTATGCGTTTTAAAAATTTGTGCATATACTTTTTCATCTCAAGTCCTTGTATAATAAACTCTTGATAAAAGTTGTCTTTGCTGCACATCATAATTACACCTTTGCTAATACCTGTCTTATATACATAGTTATGTGCCATAGTATAAGCTGCTAATTGCAGGCAGTAATCTTCAATCCACTCACGTCTCTTTGGTTTATTAGTTTGTTTGAAGTCTATAATAGATAGATCACCTTTGTGTAATCCTACTAAATCTGTTTGTCCTGCGTATAGTCCAGGATAATACAAGGTACACTCTGATCCATAATACTCTGAAACATTACATAGACCTTGTTCGATAACTTGTTTAGCCATGTTGTGTGCTTCTTGTCCTACGGTTGTCATGTCCATGTAACCTTCGCCCAACACCCACTTCTCAAGTATCTTGTGCATCGCTGTTCCTCTTGCTCCTGATTGCTCAACGATCCGCGCTGCATTCTCCGCTCCCTCTCGTTGACGCCACCTCTCTAACGATTCACGCTTCTCGGCTGTCTGTGTGGCACTCAATATCGTCGTTACACTCGGTAGTTTCCATTTACCACCATTAATATCATAGTGACGTTTACCGTCGATCGTGGTTCTAACTGTTTTAGGATAGACATAACTAGAGTTGTGCTTCATTTAAAAATTTTCCTCCTTCGATAAAGTTTTCCCAATCCATCGGCGTTGATGATGACTTTCTACTATTACAACCAAGACAACAAAATCGTATGTTATCATAAGTATAAGTTATAGTTGGATCCCATCGATCAATAGAAAAGTTTTTATCTTTTTTAGGATCAACTTTAGATCTTTTTCTAGGTTTCTCACCTTCACAACGTTTCGTATAATTTGTTATGTATGTAAATGGAGCTTTACAATACGTACACAAAAACCCATCCGTTTGAGGATAGAGTCTTTTCATTTCAATCGCATGGTTCATAAGTTTTTGATAAACATCTTCTTTAGTACACTCCGGTTTCCAAGAAGTATTTCTACCTTTTCTTTTTAAGTTAGATGGCTTAAAGATACCAACAATCTTAGTAACGATAAAACCTCTTTTAGAATTACGATATTCAAAATCAAAAAGGGCACTCTTATTTTTATCTCTGTACGGCATTATCCCTTAAAAAATTTTTTTAAATGGGCTAGAAACTCCATATCGTCAAGGGAGACATCGCGTCCGACATTCTCTCCCTTAACGCCAGGCGTCGTCGCTACCCTTTCAGGTCGTTGCTTAGGTCCAGAGGAACGCAATTCTGCAGGACTTGTACCCCTAGCCTGGTCACTTTTAAATTTT